TGGTGGTCCCGGTCGTCCAGACGTGCGCTTCGCTGCCGGTGGGTGTGGGAATGGGTGCGGCGAGCCCGTACAGGTAGGCGACCACGGTGTCCTTGTCGCCGGCGACCCGGTTGAACGTGGTCATTGGTTTCCCCTTGTGGTGCGTGCGAGTTCTTTGGGTCGGGTGGTGCGCTCCGGTGCGCCGGCGGTGGTGCGTGCGTGTTGGGCGGTGCCGGTGGTGCGTGCGGGCGGCGCCCCGGTGGTGCGGTCGGGGACGGCTTGGCGGGTGTGGAGTTGGCCGATGATGACGACGGGGAATCGGGCGCCGGCGAACGTGAATCCGGGGTCGGCGGTGAGGGTGAGCGCCGCCACCTGGGCGGTGCGGGTGACCGCCCCCGCGGTGGATGTGCCGGGGAGTGAGGTGAGGGTGAGGGTCGCGGGTTGGGCGACGCTGGTGATCCCGCTTTGCGAGCTCGCACCCGGGACCCCGGTGAGGGTGAGGGTGGCGACCTGCGCGGGTTTGGTGACCGCCCCCGGCGATGATGTGCCGGCGATCCCGTTCAGGGTGAGCGTCGCCACCTGGGCGGGCTGGGTGGTGGCCCCGCCCGTCGAGACGGCCTGCACCGCGGTGAGGGTGAGCGCCGCGGGTTGGGCGATCGTGGTGGTGCCCGACGTCGACACGCCCTGCACCGCGGTGAGGGTCAGCGTGGCGGGTTGGGCGGCCTTCGTTACCGCACCCGGCGTGGAGACACCCTGCACGGCGGTCAGCGCCAGGAGCGCCGGTTGGGCGGCGGTTGTGACAGCCCCGGTGCTCGACGTCCCGGCGGAGGCGGCCAGGGCGAGCGTCGCGGGTTGCGCCGTGGTGGACTGTCCGCTGGTCGACCCGCCCGACACCGCGGTGAGGGCCAGGGTCGCCGGTTGCGCGACGACCGTGACCGGGCCAGTGGTGGATGTGCCGGCGACCGCTGTGACCGTGAGCGTCGCCGGTTGGGCGACGGTGTTCTGACCGGACGTCGAGACACCAGGGACGGCGGAGAGTGTCAGGGTGGCCGACTGCGCGACCTTGCTGACCGCACCCGGGGCGGAGGTGCCCTGCACCCCGGCGAGAGCCAGTGACGCTGCTTGTGCGGTGGTGGTCTGCGCGCTCGCCGACGAACCCGGGACCGCGGTCAACGTCAGCGAGGCCGGTTGCGCGGTCGTGGTGACCGACCCGACGGTCGACGTCCCGGCGACGGCTGCGAGGACAACGGTGGCCGGTTGCGCGGCGGTCGTGATCGTGCCGACGGTCGACGTGCCCGCAAGCGCAGTGAGGGCGAGAACGGCAGGTTGCGCCGAGGCGCTGACCGCACCCGGGGCTGATGTGCCCTGTACCGCGATCAGCGTCAACGCGCCGACCTGCGCGACCGTGGAAGCGGCACCCCCCGTGACGGTGCCCGCAACACCCGCCAATGCGAGGTCGGCCGTTTGGGCGGTGGTGGTCTGCGGCGACCCGCCGACCGCAGCGGTTGTGATCGCGCGGGTGATCAGGGGGCGATGCGGGCGGGCACGCCCCAACCGGCTCATCGGACAGACGCCCGGAACTTGGCCCGATCTCGGACCATCTGCTTCGCCACCGGGCCGGACGCCCCACCCACCAGGTCACCGATCTCGAAGTTGTCGATCCGGACGTTGTTGTTCGTGCCGGTGGTGTCCCAATAGGCGTGGATGCCGGTGTACTGCTGGGTGCCGCCGTAGGTGGCGTCGGACACCGACAGTTTCGACACCCCGTTGTCGTATCCGGTGAGCGTCGAACCCTGCGCGACCAACTTGATGGTACGTGTCCCGGTGGCGACCGGTGGGCTGCCGACGTTGGCGATCTGGGTGAACCCCGCCCCGTTGCAGCGGTAGATCGTGTGCGTCCCACCGGTGCTGTTCGAGAACGACGGGCTCAGCAGGACGTAGCCGTCTGCGTTGATCCCGACGGACGTCATCCGGACGAACACCCCGAACTCCTCGGTGGTCGTCGCCGTGTTGACGATGATGTCCGCTTGGCAGTAGTGGTCCGCCGCGCCGGTAGACGCGGCGGTGTACTTGGCGTCGTAGTCGACCGACGTTGTGGGGGCGCCGGCCGTGTTCGTGACGATCGTCGGGGCGGACCCGATGTCGGTGATCGTTGACCAGTTCGCGCCCAACCCGCCGTCGGCCCGGTTGAACGTGTCGGTCGCGACGACGGTCACTCGACGAGTACCGTCAGGTCAACGGCCGGGTTCACCTGCCTGCACACGAACATCACGGCGTCGTACTGCGACTGCTGCCCTGCCGGGAGGGTGGTGTACCCGCCGCCGGTCAACCAGCTGTTGAGCGTGTTCCGCATCCCGTTGGTGAGGTTCGTTGCCTGCAACTGGTCGATGAGTTCCTGCTTCGACGGGGCCGACGCGATCATCGTCACCCCGGTGCCGGTCACCCCGATCTCCTGCGCCCACACCACGGACCGCCACTGGTTGCGCGGGCGTAGCGGGTTGTCGTCGATCATCAGGCACACGGTGTCCTGCGTGTTCAACGCCGGACGGTTGAACGTGAGGCTGCCGCGCGTCGTGGAGACGACATCACATAGGTAGATGGCAGGCATGTCACTCCGCCCAACGGATGAAGCACCAGGCGTTCACCGCAGCAGCAGCGGTGACCCGGATGCGAAGGAACTTGGACACGTTCATCTCCGGTTCCCGCCCCAACGAGAACTCCCACGCGTACTGGGCGGTCGGGGCGACCAACTGCACGTCGAGCTCACGGGTCGCGGTGATCGTCCCCTCCGCTGACGCCGAATGCAACGCGGTGCACACCGACGCCCGACCCAACGGTGCCGCCCACCTGGTCGGCGTGACAGCCGTCCCCGTCGCGGTCACGTCCGTCTCGAGCAGCTCCACCTTGATCGGTGTCGCCGCCGCCGTCCCGTCGAACGAGATACCCCACGCCACCACCTTGAGTTCCGACGTCGTCGGGGTCGCGACCTGCAACATGGTCTTGATCGCGGTGCCGGTGGTGACCGACGCCGGCGCAGCCGTGGTCGGGTTCGCCCCGTTCTGCACCATGTAGATCTGCTCGGCTGCCATCAGGCGGCCCGGTACAGCCCGGCGGACGGGTCGTACGTGTAGTCGCCACCGTTCGTCGAGATCGGGGTCGCGAACCAGTCCACGGAGATCAACAGGCGGGTGGTGTCGTTCGTGTCCGTGGTGGCGTCGTAGATGAACGCGCCGACGATCGTGTTGTTCGACGCCCCCCCCGCGGCGGTCCACACCACCGCAGCCGCGACCGCTTGGACCCGGTCGTTGGTGTCGTCCTCCGCCCAGTTGGTGCGGGTCATGTTCTTGCGGGCGTAGTTCGTGAAGTCGCACTCGGTACAGCCGGAAGTGACGATCAGGTCGTTAACCGTGTTCAGGTCAGCAACCTCGACCTGGGTGTCAGCGGCGGCGCCCTGCACCTTCATCAACCCGATCTTGATGCCGGTCGACGCGGTGTTGTCGTCCCACGCGCCCTGCAACAGCAACAGCTTCCCGCGGTTCGTGGCCCAATGTCCTGTTGCCATTGTCAGACCTCCGGGGTCGTCGGGGTGTTGCGGACGAGGAGCACAGCGACCGCGCCGACGATCAGCGCGGCGCTGCCGATGATGTCGTTCTGGCTGACCTCTCCGTCGGCGAGGAACGCGGCGATACCACTGATCGCTGTGGCAAGCGCAGCGAGGAACTTGGAGTAACGGGTCATGGCTTGTCTTTCTGTTGGGAGAGGTTGAGGAGCTGGGCGCGTTCACGCCGCAACGTCTCAAGGTCGTGGAGGGCGGCGATCTGCTGCGCTTGGGCTTGGACCAGGTCGGCGTTGACCTTCATCCAGTCGGCACGCATCGCCCGCTCAGCGGTCTCGGCGACCGACGCGCGTTGCACCTCACCGGCCAGGCGACCGCGGGCCTCGGCGATCTGCATCTCCAAGTCGGCGACCGTCGCGTCCTTCGACGCTTTCGCCAACCGGTCACCGCGTTGCAGGAAGAAGTAGACGAGGCCGATGCACACGGCGACAATCCCGCCCTGGGTGGCGGTGTCGACTAGCGGTGACCCGTCGGTGGCGATGACCCCGTGGGCGACCACCACTGACGCTCGCGACCCGACGTACAAGAAGATCGCGGCGACTACCGCGTACGCCCTCACGCCCCAACCCGCGCCATTCGCCCCGCCTTGATGTAGACGAGCAACGTCAACGTCCCGACGATCACCCACACCGACACCGCCGACAACTTCGTACCGGCACTGCGGTCCGAGATCAACCAGCCGAACCCGCGCCCGGTCGAAGCGAGGATCGTCGCGGCGGTCGCCCAGCGCAACGTGGCCCGCCGGTGACTGACCGCGTACACCGCGGTCGTCAACGCGGCCAGGAACGCCACCCCCGCCCACACGTACCGGTTCGGCCACGGCGGCGCCCCACCCCAGATCGCGGCCAACGCCTGCCCCACGAACCCCAGGGCCACCAACAGATACAACGCCCGCCACGACACCCGACACCGCGGATCAGCGGGAAGCGCGGGCGGTGAGTGTGTCGCACCCGGCGCGGCGGGCAACGATCTCGAACGACGGATGCTCACCGGAGTCGGCGACCGGAACCCCGTCAGCCTTGAGTGCTTCGATGTCCTCACCGGTCAACCACACCGGGGTACCAGCCCCGACGAGGAACGCCTCGTTGTACCGCTTGTCCATCTTGATCAGTGGCGCGTTGCCGGGCATGGTGTCCTCCACGGGGTCGTATGCGATCGGGTCGAGCACGACCGGGGTGACCGCGGGTTGCGGTGGTCGGACGAGCACAGGAATGTCGGGTGGGGACACAACCTCAACCTGGGGTGGTGGCGGTGGGGTGGTGCCGGTCTTGTTCAACCAGCGCGCCCACGCGTCCGGTTTGATCAAGTTCAAATCCAGGTCGGTAGACGACGCCCCATAGGTTGCGCCGGCCCGGTTGTACCCGGCGGCGAACTGCCACCCGGACCAACCTTCCCAACCAGGAGGGACTTGCGGTCGTTTCGGGGTGCCAGCAAACAACCAGTCCTCCCACCGGGTCGCATCGACCGGTGGGGCAGGGGCGCCCGGGTAGTACCACGGGTACCGGGCAACGATCAACGAACACCGGGCGAGCGACGCGGCGACCATGTGTTGACTGTTGAAGTAGGCGGCGTTCGAGTAGACGATCGGGGCGTACCCGAGTTCGTCTTGGAGCCGGTCGGCGCCGTCCTCCAACCAGGTTTGCAACGGCCACCCCGTGATCCCGGCGGTGCCAGGATTCGGGTACTCGTCGGTGAACGATTCGACGTCCATCATCGGTGGGATGTCGAGACAGTCGAGCTCACCGGCGCGGTACGCGAACCGTGCCATCTGTGTGGTGCCGGAGTGTTCGGCTTTCGGGTTGCAGAACCAGTACCCGCCGACAACGAGACCGGCGGCACGGGCGCCGCGCACGTAGGTGGCGGCCATCGGGTCCAACGCTTTGCCGTTCCCGAGGCGGATGATCACCCCGACAACACCGCGGGATGCCATCACGTCGAAGTCGACGTTGCGCTGGTGTTTGGAGATGTCGGTGATCGGGACGAGCGTCATCAGATCGGGTCCGTCATCACAACCAGCACCGCCAGGACAAGGCCGAGCACAATCCAGCGCATACACCCTCCCTTAGGGGACGTCGACCGTGATCCAGTCGACCTCGACGTCACCGTCGACGGACGTGTTCAACGGTGTCGAGTACGACAACGTTGTTTCGGTTTGCAACGCGTACCGCATCGGTGTCATCGGGACAGCCTGCGTCTGGGTTGTGCCGATCTGCACCCCGTCGACGAAGCACTTCCACGACTGCCCCACCCACGTTTTGGTGGACGTGTTGTAGGACCCGACGATCCGCTCCCAGGTGTACGTGTGCCATTGCCCGTCAGCGAAGTTCACGGTCGAACGCCCGGACGTTTGCTTGTTGCCGTAGATCGGGGTGGAGTTCGTATCAGACGACAGGGCGTTCTGCTTGTGCATGAACCAGCCGCACGTATCGGATGAGGTGAGCGGGTCCTGTTCCGGCCAGTCCAACTCACCGTCACCACCACGGAACCCGGTCGGCGACGTCGAGTCCGGGATGCCCGCGGTCGCCTTCGTCGTGGAAGCGTTGTTCTGCGGCCAACCCAACCAGGCCACCTTGATCGTCGGCATCGGCGTCACACACCTGGCACGCACCGACACCCGGGACGACCCGACGTACCCCCACGACGTCGCCGACAGCTTCGGGACAGGACACGACACGCGCATATGGCCGGTCACCCCACCCATAACCAGGGTCGGGTCGAACCAGATGCGCTGATGCATCACACTGTTCGACACGGACAACCCTCCCGGGTCGTACATGCCGTACCGGCCGTCGACGAGTTCGCTGACGTGCTTGGAGCGGGTGTCGTGGTACGTCGTCGGGTAGGCGTCCATGATCCCGTTCCCCGCGGCTGCTTCCGCGAGGTTGTAGGTGCGGGAGCCTTTGTAGGTGGCGAGGAATGATCCGCGGTTGCAGTCGGTGAGAAAGTCCTGCCCGTAGATACGGGTTGGGAACGCCGGGTTCACCGGGCTGGCGGGCATCACAGTCCCCGACCCGACGGTTCCGTCGGTGTCCGACCCGCCCCCGGACCCGGTCCCGGACGCGTTGAACCCTCTCGGGAACAGGGTGCGGATGTCTTGTGTACCTGGGAACGGCATCCGTTACGGCTTCTTGATCAGGCTGATTTGGGCGAAGTGGCAGGACATCGACAGGGTGGTGAGCGCGACGTCGAAGGCGACGCGCAGGTCGATCAGCGGCATCGTCGACCCGATGTCGGCTGTCGAGGAGACGTTGGGGCCGGCGATGTACGGCCACCCGGTTTCGGATGGTGCCCATGCACCGGACGCTGACGTGGTCGACGCGCCGGTACCGGCGGGGACGGTGAGGTACCACGCCGACCATTGCCGGTGGTTCGTGGAGGTTGAGCCGACTCGCACCTCGAACTGGAAGATCCATGACCGGGTTTTGCCGGCGTTTGACGTGATGGTCATCGGGAACGCCGAGTCGTCGGAGTGCGTGTTGTTCGCGCCCAGCTTGAACAGCGGCAGGATCGTGTGTGACACGCCGGACGTGTTGATCAGCCCACCGGCGAATGATCCGATGATCGTGTCACCCTCCGCGATCGGGATCGCCGGGTTCGCCGCGGACGACTTGAGTGACGCTGTTGTGGTGGTGTTCGTCACCGTTGTGGTCGAGTGGGTTTCGTAGATCACCCCACCGAGGGCGCCGAGCCCGGCTACCTGTGAGACGAGGGTGGCGTTCGACGAGACCAGGGATGAGATCGTCGGGTTGTCGTCCAGTTGGTCGTTGATGAACCGGCCAGACACGTCGTCGTAGCGGGGCACGTCCCACGCAACAGGTGAGGCGATCGCGACGTCGACGAGTCCGGCGAACGTTGTCGACCCGCCACCACTACCGGAACCCAGCCCGGACGCGTCGGCTTTCTTCGTCACCCCGTTCTGCACGATCGGGACGTAATCCCCCGTCGCAGGCGTGTTCGCGGTGGCGAGCCCGAGCAGCCAATCCTTGAACAGGTTGTTGCTCATCCGGCGGCCGCCTCATAGGCCAGGTTCAACGAGATCGTGTCCGACGTCGCCAACGCAGCGGTGAACACCGCGGTGCCCAACGTGCCAGTACCGGCTGTCGACACCAGCTTGATCGTCGACGCCGAAGCGAACACCGCGTACGCGGGGTACGCCAACCCTGCGGACTGGTCGAAGATCCGACCGGCCCCCAGCACGGACACCAACGTCACATACCCGGACTTTGTTGCGACCGGCAACGTGATGATCACGTCCGTACCGCCCGTCCCCGTCGACGACGCCGTCACCGACGCCGTCACGGTGATCAACCGCCCCGACCGGTGATACGTCGCCTCGTTCACCGTGATCGACACTGCGGCCGTCTGCGTGACCACCGGAGTCCATGTGTTCCACGTCCCACCGGTATGCCCGAGATACGTGTTGACGTCCGACGCCACAAGCGCGGCACCGTCAACGAAGGTCTTGTCCGCCACCGCGGCCTCCCCTATCTAGTTAGAAACTGAGGACCGCCGTGCCACCCAACAACCCGTACACCGGGTCGCCGAGCGTGAACACGAACCGTGCCGTCACATCCCCAAACCTGAGGGTGGTGTCCCACTCCCCCGGCCGAATGTCGTGAGCGACGCCCTCCAACAGGCACTCCTGGCTGATCGCCGACCCCGTCCCCTCAGGGGTGAACGTGAAATCGACAACGTCACCAAGTTCGAGTTCGAGCAACTGCCACCGTTCCGTCGCCGTCAACCGCGGAAGGTGCGAGGTGAGCGACGCCAACCGTTGCTGCGGTTCCGCGTACCGGCTGATCAAGAACTGGCCGAACGCCTCCGACTGGTCGTCGGAGTCGAACAACATGTCGGTCATCGTGATCGTGCGAACACCGAACTCCTGGGAGGCGTCGTCGTCGGTGAACGTCTCCGTGGACCCACCGACCCGGGACACGATCGACGACGTGTACAACAGTTCGGTCCCGTACGACACCTCGAGCGCCGAAAACTTGATCCCGGTGCCGTCGTCGGCGAACACTGTCGCCGCCTGGTTCGCGTTCGCGGACCGGTCGAGGAACGTGAGTACCCCCGACTTCGAGTCGAACAGGTGCCCGAGCTCCGCCCGGTTGACGGTTTGCAGGTAGCTGAGAACGTTGGTGCCGTCGCCGATCGTGTCGCCCTGCAACCTCGACGCCCCGGTGTCCACGTTCCGCGAATAGGGAAACCCGACCTCACCGCGGTCCAACACTGCGGACACACGGGCACCGGTGGCTTGGGGGGTGGTGACCCACTCGGTCATCGAGATCGCCGCCAACGACGCCAACGCGTCAACACATGTGATCGTGGCGGTGGACGCCCCGTTGACGTCGTACCCGAACGACCAGTCGTCGATCTTGCCGGTGTAGATGTCGCGTTCGTTCAACGCGACCCGCACCTTCTTGCCGGGGCGGATGTTCCCGGCGTACGGGGACGCCAGGTTCGACGGGTCGAACACGCGGGTGTCGTTCCGCAACGTGATCGTCGCGGTTCCGGTTTGGGTTTCGTCGAACTGTTGCGACCGTCCCCGGTTCGTGGAGACGCTCATCACGTAGCGGGAGACGTCGGTGGCCAGGTTCCCAGCCAACACCCCGACCCCACCCAACAGGCCCAGGACGGGGTGGCCGAGGATGAAGAAGCCTGCGGTGGAGGCGGTGATGACCAATGGGTCGCCGGTGTCGGTGGTGAGCACCGTCCCGAAGTCGTCGGTGAGGAACCCGGGGGTGGTGGTGGCACCGGACCCGGACAGGTCAAAGAACAGTTCGACCTTCGGCATCTGGACCGCCATTAGGCGGCCCGGCCGTTACGCCGGTTCAGTTTCGCCAGCTCCTCCGCCAACAGTTGCATCTCGCGGGGGGTGGGCTTCGACAGGGACCGGACCTCGATGTTGTAGATGTGGGTGTCGCCACCCAGCCCGCGGGCGCTGTCCAGCGGGATGACCGCTTCGTCCTTGCCGCCCTCACCGATCACCGCCAGGGTGCCGCCCGGTGTCGCCTTGACAACACCACCCTTCGCGAGCGCGGGGATACCGGACTCGTACCCTTGCAACTTGCCGACCGTGATCCCCAACCCGGCTGCCTGATACTCGGCGATCGACGCGTCGAGAACGCTGCGGACGTACCGGTCCCACGGGATCGACCCGACGTCCAACCCTTCGGCGGATGCCTTCGCGATCGCCGCCCGGTACGCGGTGTCCGCCAACTTCTCCTGCTCGTCCACAAGCTTCTGCACCGCGGCCGCCTTGTCGTCGGCCGACGCGTGCCGGTCCTTCTGGATGCGGCCGCCCTCATCACCAGCAGCGAACACGGCCGCCAACTGCTCGTTCGCCGCAGCTTCGGCTTCGGCTGCGTCACGCACTGCTTGCGCCTGCGTGTAGTACGCCTTGTCCGCGGCGGCCTGGTCGTCCAACGCCTTCTTGTGGTCGGCGACCTGTTCGTCGTCGATCCCCTTGATCTGCTGCGCCAACTGGGTGTACCCGTCGGTGTACGCCCCGAAGTTCGCGATCCGCCCCTCCAGGTACGTCTTGTATTCCTGGTCGGAGATCGCACCGAGGTCGTGCATGTTCTTCATCACACGGTCCTGGTCGGCGATCTGATCGTCGGCGGCTTTCTTCTGTTGGTCGGTGAGCTGTTGCAGCAGGTCGTACTGCTGGACGTAGGCGTCGGAGGCGCTGTCGGTGGCCTTCTCCTCTTCGGCGCGTTGCTTCACGTACGCCTGGTACACGTCGAGGCTGATCTGCCCGGTCTTGTACAGGGCGGCCTGCCGACGGTCCTCCGCAGCCGACGGGTCCACCACCGGGCCAGCAGCGACCGCAGCCACCGGCGCGGCCTGGGAGATGTGAGTGATGTTCTGCACCCGACCCGTCGACCCGCCCGTCGCACGCGACTGGCCGGACAACGCCGCCTTCGTCTGCGTCGAGGTGAGGATCGTCCCGTCCGTGTTCGGGATGAACAACTCCGACCACGGGGTACGAACACCGCCGGGGCCGTCACCGACCAGGTACGCCTCACCGGCCCGCACCGGCCCACCGGTTGCGCGGGCCGTCCCTGCCTGCCCGTTGACCGCACGGATCTGCACGATCCGGTCCTTCGACAGGTCCGCCAACACGCCCTTGACTCGTTGCACCGAGGCGTTCTCGACGTCAACCGTCACGGCCGCTTTGCGGGTGCTGGACAACTCCGACAGCAGCCGGTTGGCTTCGTCGTAGTCGCCCTTGTTGAGCGCCGCTTCGATGTCGGTCTTGACGCTGTCGTCAATGCCGTTGATCGCTGCGGCGTAGCTGAGGATGGCGTCGCGGGCCGGCCCCTTCGCCTGTTTCGCGGCAGCCACCAGCGACTGGTTCTGGAGATCGATGGCGTCGGCGGCAGACAAAGTCGTCCCGTTCGCGGTCGCCTGGTCCCTTGCGAGTTGGACGTGCGCCTCAGCGACATCTCCAGCCGCCTGGGCGACGTCGTCGTACACAACCTTCTGCGCGGCGGCGTCCTTGCCGGCGGTCTTGAGTGCGTCGCTGACCCCGCCCAACGTCTTGTTGAAGTCCGCTTGCGCCTTGTCTACCGCGAACGCGCTGTCCACCGCTGCGCGTTGCCCGTCGATCAGGTCTTGGTGCGCCCGAGCGTCCGCCTCGAGGGCGGACACCTGGTCGTTGAGCGCGTCCGCTGCGGTCTTGGCGGCGGTCGCCTCCAACCCCATCGCGGTTTGCAGGTCGTCGTGCCGCGAAGCCGCACGCGCGGCAGCGTTGGCTGAATCGTCAGTGGAAGCGGCCAACCCCTCCAGCAGCGAAGCACCCTCGGCTGCGTTGGTGTTCGCTTCCTGCTGTGCAGTAGCGAACAGTGACGCGTTCCGCTGGGCCAGGTCCTGCCCGGCTGCGTAACGGCCCTGCTGGTAGATGACCGCGGCGATCAGGTCCGCCTGGTCCTGCACCGGCAGGTTCGACCGGCGGACAGCATCCTCGAAGGCGGCGAGCTTGTCGGTGTCCGACGCGGCGGCGTAGAACGACTCTGCGGACTGACCGGCAGCGACGAGGGCCGGACCGATGTCGTGGATGTGATCGTTGAGGACGAGAAGTTCGTCGTCGGGGATCGCTGCACCCAACAACTTGACCGCAGCAGCGAAGTCCTTGGTGCCAGCGGCCACCTCAACCTTGCCGGCCTTCTTTGACGTCTCGACGTACCGCTCAACAATGTCGACGCCGTCAGCCGCGGCGTCCGCGAACTCCTTGGCGTTCGCAACGTTGAACGCCTTGATCTTCGCGGCTTCGGCGGCTTCCTTCTTGAACTCGCCCATGATCGTCGTCACCGAGAACAGAGCGACCCCGACGAGCGCCATCGGGCCAGCGAACTTCGCCAGGTTCCCGAGACTGATGTTCCCGTCCGCTGCGTACTCCGCCAGCTGACCGATCGCGACACCCGTCGTACCGGCCACCCCGCCGAGCTCGCCGAGATCCTGCGCCGAGTTCCCGACCAGGTTCGCGAGCACCGACCGGGACTGGTCGGCTTCGCCGCGCATCCCCTCAAGCTTCGTTTTGACGCCGCCGAGTTCCCGGCCGAGCCCGCCGGACGCAACGGGCGTGTCGCCGATCTGCTTGATCTTCGACTGGAGTTGGTCGAGATCACCGGAGACCTGCTCGTACCGTTCCAGCTTGATGTCTATCGTCGGGTCCGACGAGTCGATGTCAGCCAGTTCCGAGCCGAGCTTCGTGAGTTCGGACTGTGCCGCGGCTGCCTTCAACGACAGCAACACGACCTGGTCCTCGGCGCCCAGCTTGGACAGCTTCGCAGCGAACGAGTCAACGTCGTCGATCGCCTTCTTCGCGTCGGCCTCGACCTTGACGGTGGTCTTGCCCTGCTCGAGCTTCGCGACCTTCTTCTGCAGCGGGTCGATGACCTTCGACGCGTCGTCCTTGGCAGTGATGTCGATTTGCAGCTTCTCGTTAGCCACCGTTCACCGCCTTGTGAAACTCGTCGCGAACCGCCTTCACAGCAGCGCCCACACCCCGGTCACGACCTCTCGCCCACGTCCGCTTCGCTGGGGACCGCACGTTGTGCACCCGGTAGTAGAAGCCGTTCGACCCGAAGTGCAGTGGCTTCACCCCCTTGAACGCGCCGGTTGCGCCGAAGGCGATGTCGAGGTCACGTTGGCGCCTCTTTCGTTGCGCGCCCTTACCCTTGATAGGAGCGCCCTTGGCTACGACATCGTGCGGGGTGGCGCCGGAGTCCAGGATCGTCCACATGCCGGCCTGCCTGCGCGCAGGGGTGATCCGCACCGCCGCCGCGCCCAACGGCTTCACGTCAACGTCAAGCGCCGACCCACGCGACCCGAACCCGGACATGCGCCGATCACCACCCGTATCCTGCGCCACCTGCGTGAGCAATGCCTTCACGACAACCTTCCCGGCCGTCGTCACGATCGTCCTGTCGAGCTCACCGAGGTGCTTGGAGAGGCTCGCTAACCGGGCGGCTGCGGAACTCATCTAGCCTCCGGTCCATGAAGTCGCTACTCGTGTTGCTGGTCGCCGTCGTGGCCGGTTGCGCGTCCACGTCCACCACGACAACCACGCCACTGCCGTGCATGGTCGACGCCCCGCTGGCCACCCGGCGAGCCATCGTTGACGGGGTTCGCTCCACCATGTCCGAGACGTCCGCCGCGATGGCAGTGGTGAACCTGAGCCTTGACAACTGCGCCCCCAACGTTCGCGACAGGATCGCCGCAAAGTGGTCGGAGGCCGGTTTGGCGCCCCTGCCACTGCTCCTCGAGCTCGTGGACCAGGGGCGCCCCTGACGTCAGCCGACCTTCGGGAAGAACGACGCCGCAGCGAAGTTCCCGGAGATCGTCACCGCACCATCCACCGACGCGTCCAACGTCAGCCGATCTTGGCCCAGGCGCCCGTGGCGGAGAAGTTGCCGGAGATCGTCACCGCACCGTCGACGCTGTCGTCGATGCTCATGTCGAACGTCGCCGGCCCGTACCAGTACTGCCCCGAGTTCGTGCGGTCCGGGTAGAGGTACGTGGGGCGACTGACGCCATCGGTCGCGGCAGCGAACAGCTGCGGTGTGGCCGTGTCGAAGAACCCCGAGTAGGACCCGGACGCGTCGGGGAGGCCGGCGACCTTGACCTTGTTCGTGTCACCGAACGCGGTGACGTCGATCGTGTCGACCGAGAAGTTGATCGTCCAGTGGTTGCAGTAGGCGATCGGGGTCGCCGCCCCACTCGATGTGACCCCGGCGTACAGCGCGCCGTTACGTCCCGCAATGCGAGCCATGAGCGTTTCTCCTTGTGTGATGCGCCGATGGCGCGCCCGCGGTTAGCGGATGTTGGTGGGTGCACCGTCGAGCAACCGGAGCAGACGCTCAGCGGTTCTCTCGAAGGTGCGGGGTGCGATCGCTTCCCGGGCTTGGGAGGCGGCGCGCTCACGTTCCACCGGATGGTCGAGCCACCAGTGGAGCGAGTCTTGGAACTCTGTGGGTGTGGTGAACGTGGGGAGCATCGGGAACAGTGCGTCGCCCTCGTCGCGTGGTTCACGTAGGAAGAACGCACCGCACGCGGCGAGCTCGACTTCGCGGGGGCCGATCGCCCACCCCTCGGCGGTGCCGCCGTCGGTGTGTTCTTTGCGGTACAGGTTCGCGTTGACCTTCGCCGACCGGTACAGGTCAGCGGCGGAGGCGTTGTCCAAGCATTCGGTGCGGCTACCGCGGATCAGCGGCGCCAACGGTGAGTCGTCGTCCACGCCGAGCCAGTTGCCGGCGAACACGGCGTCGATCCCGGTCCAGTCGACCTTCTCGAAGAACTCGATGCGCGACCGGAACCCGGTGCCAACGAACGCGAAGTCGCAGACGAGTTCCGGGTTCGGGGGTGCCGGGTGGTGTCGGGCAGGGTTGTACGAGTGCGGGAAGTAGAAGGTGCGCTCGTTGACCTGTTGGAACTGGGTGATGTTCGCCGGGTCGTTCAGCACGACGGTGTCGACGTACCGGGCGGGTTGCATCTGCTTGTCGTCCTCGTACGGGGACTCTGTGCACCACAGCACCGTGTGATGCGGGCGCCGTGCGAGCACACCCCACACTTCCGGTGGGACGAAGAACCCGGAGACGACGATCACCACGTCGGGCCACCACTCGTAGCAGATGGTTTCGACACCCTTTGCCGCCATCAGACACGCCTCGTCGTACGACAGCGCCGTCTTCCAACGTCGCCCGACCTTGACGTGTGCCTGCGTGTAGAACGCGAGACGGTCGTCGAGGTTGAGGACACCGACTTCCACACCTGGTTGGGCGCGGAGCCCCTGGACGAGCCCGTCGTGGACATCAGCAACGCTGAAGGACGGACCGGGATGGACTACGAGGATCTTCACTTGACCGCCGTGCAGCGCAGGTCGTCGCCACTGTGGTCCACCTTGATGTCGGTGAAGCCCACGTTCTCCAACCACGCCTTGAGCAGGTCGACGTCGACGTTGCGGTAGAACTCGTCGGAGCGCACCGGGCCACCATCCACGGCGGAGTGCGGTGCGCGGCCGGGGCCGGCCATCGTCGCGATGAACGTCCCACCCTTGCGCAAATGCCGCCAGGCGTTCCCGACCATCGCCAGGCATTCGGTGTTGGGGGCGTGCTCGAACACCTCCGCACACACCACCACATCAAACCGGCCACGCACCCGCACCCTGCCAGCGTCACCGCAGATGTCAACACCGGCGCCGTCCGCGATGTCGACCCCCACATACCTGGTGGCGAGCGGGACAAGGGTCCTGACGGTGCCGTTGATGTTCCGCGACCCGAAATCCAACACGGTGTTCGCGTCGGGCGGGAGATGCGCGGCGAAGTACGCCAACGCCTGTGGATGCACTGTTTCCCCTTGTGTTACCAGCGGGCTTCGTTGTTCAGCCCGGATTCGATCTTCAGGACCACGTCCACGTCGGCCGCGAGGAACCCTGACGGTCCCTCGTCCCTCCTGCCAACGTCTCGTGCGCGAACGGTGTCAATGAACCCGTTCGTCAGGGTGGGAAGGTTCTGTAGCAACGACATCGGACCGGGTGACAGCAGCTCGTACAGCTGATCGACCGCTTCTGCGTCGTCGGCTTCGGACACCCACAACGTCACCGGAACGGTCGCTTTCCACGACTGGAACGTGTCAGCGTCGATCTCCAACGGGTGCCCGACCACAATGGTTTTGTGGTGCAGTTCCGGTTCGGTACCGGTTGTGACCGCCCACTCGGCGGGGGCGACGATGTCCTCGATCGCCGCAGCGAGCTCGATCCGTGACTTCTGGAAGCTCATGTGGGGACGTCGAAGTCGTACGTCTGCCAGGTCGGCCAGTTCGGGTCGACCGCCCACGGTGTCGTCAGGAACGACGACGTGCTGTCACGTTCCACGGCGAACGAGTTCGACCCGCGCCCCGGCAACCCGACGAGCTCGTCGATCTGCTGTTTGTGCCACTTGTTGAGCAGCGCCGATTCGTACCCTGTCCCCGTCCACGCGTCGGTGGACGGGGCGAGGGAACGGTTGATCCTTGACCCGGCGCACTCGGCGACGATCGCCGCCAAGCTGGTCGCCTGTTCGGTGGAGATGGTGCCGGTGAGCGCCGTTTCGGTGGTGGACAGGTAGGCGCACACCTGGGCGGAGGCGAGCTCCAACAGCCGGACGGCCCGCGACTTGATCGCCGAGTCGGCGTTCGTTGCGATCGCGCCGATGGCGACCAAGTCGTCGAGGCCGGCCAACATCAGAACGTCGCCGTGCCCTTCGTGTACGCGACGAACGCGTCCGGGCTCGACATCACGAACCCGAAGTACGCCTCGACGAGGAACAGGGTCAGGTTCTCCTGGAACGCGGAGTGCCAGGTCGAACCGTCCCAGTACGAGGCGGCGTTGTCGACCTTGACGGTGATGTCCATCCCGACGCCGTACGCGGCCTGCGACCAGTCGCCGCCGATGCCACGCAGCAACGAGTCGGTGCCACCGGCCCCGGTCGCTGCGATCGTCGCCTTCGACGTGGCTGCGGTGCCACCGGTCAGACCGGCCTGGTTCACGGAGAACGGGGCGGCGGCGGCTGCGACGTTCGACGCGACGGCGGGGAACGTGATCGTGTACGGGCCGGGGGCGGTGCCGGACACGGTGACGGCGGCGTAGATGCCGCCCCACGCCTGGATGGCGGTCTGCATCGCGCCGGACGTGACGTTGTACGCCAGGGTCGCCGAGTTGCCGCCCGAGGACAGGACGAACGTGCCACCAGTCGGGGTGCCGACGAGCGTCACGGTCTGCGATGCGTCACCTGCCCGCCAGTACCGGCCGGACACACCCTTGTTGAAGTAGGTGGGGAACCCGGCGATGTTGCCGGCGTTGACGTTCGTTGTGCCGTTCGTGGTGGTGTCGACGAACAGGGGGCGGCCCTGGGTGTCGGTCGCGAGGAGCGCGTCGATCCGCAGCCGCGGGTCGGCGGCGATCCCGGTGAAGTCGTAGTTCTTGTCGATCACACGACCGGCGCCGGTGACGATGTCGGTGTACAGACCGCCGGTGCCCTGGGTGGCGGTGCCGAGCGCGACGGTCGACGTGGCCTGGGCGAGGTAGTCGCCGAACGGGCCGGCGGAACCGGTGCGGATGCTCTTGCCGTTGATCGCGGCGTAGTCGAACGCGCGGGCGATCGACGTCGGCAGGTCCTGCTGAAGCTGATCGAGCACACCGGCCGGGTTGGTCTGCACGACCTCCTGCGACATCGGGACGATCAACGCGACCTTCTTGCCGGTCATGATCTTGACGCCGACACCGACCTGGCCGGCCGGCTTGACGCCACCCTCAACCACCCAGTCGGCCTGGGGAACGTCGAGGGACACGGGGACGGCGGTGTTCGCCGACATCGACAGCGGCACCCGACGGGCGAGCTGCATCACCGCGGACTCCTCGGTGGCCTTCGAGAAGATCGGGCCGGTGATCGTCGGCGGGAGGAGGGTGCTGTTGACAGCACTGAACTGGACAGCCATAGGAGGCTCCTAACGGGGAAGGGGGTCAGCTGGGGTTGAGCTGGTTGCTGATGAACTTCGTGAACTCCCCGACCGGGTCGTGCACGGTTTTGCCTGGGTCCCTCACCCCGAACGGGACGCGGGGCACTCCCGCGGGTTCGGATGGCGGAGCGATCTGATCCACCCACGTCTTGATGGCCTTCACGTCCGGTTGACCGTCGTCGTCCATGAACCTGGTCGGGTTCATGCCGTCGAGCAGCGCCGCGATCCGGTCGTCGTCGAGACGACTGGCGGCGGCGATTCGCACCTGGTCGGCGACACGGGTCGCCCCGACCTCGCGGAGCACGTCGGCGCGGGTTTGTGCCTTCGCGTCGTTGACGGCCCGTTCGAGTTCAGTCATGGACGCCGCCTTGATCCGCTCGAGTTCCTTGGCGGCTTCGGCGTTCGCCTTGGCGCGGTCCTCGTGTTTGCGGGCGAGTTGCTTCCACCTGGCCAGTTCGGCGCCGGTGTCGGGCGGGTCCGTGTGATCGTCGACGGTGTTTGTTGAAGGGTTGTGGAGTGGTTCCGTGTCGGCCGTGTCGGCGTTGACGGTGGGATCGTTGCTCACTGAGGGTTCCTCCCGTTGCGGGTGGTGGGCGCCCCGTTACGGGGCGAGAAATCAGCCCTGGACGGGCGTGGCGGGTTCGGCGGCGAGCTCGGCGGTTCGTTCGTTGACCAACCGCTGCACCTCAGCCGGCGAAGCACCCATGTACCGAGCGACCGCCTTGAAGCTGTAACCAACCTGACGCAACTTGATCGCTGCGTCGGCCATCTCTGCTGGGGACCCGAACTCCGGGGACTCCCAATCAATCTCGATCTCCGCGGGTGGGGTCATCCCCAACGCCACCATCGACAGGGCGACGACTTCTTCCCACGCTTCACCGAACACGATCTGGTGGGCGACGACCTTGGCCCGGTGACCGTCGTCGAGGGCTCGGATCATGTCCGCCCCAACGTTCGACGACCCGCCAAGCATAAAGATCGCCGACGTCCTCGAAATCCAGCCGAGCTCCCGGATCGTCGCGTCACCGAACGCCAACAGACCGGACGTGTCGTACGCGGGGAACTGGTCGATGCGCCCACCGGACGGGTTCCCCCGGTCCTGTGACTGCAACGCCCACACCCGGTTCGGACCGGACGTCAACGGGTTGATCGGGGCGCCCGACGCGTCACGTTCGATCTCGATGCCAACCATCACCCGCTGCGGGAACGCCCCATCCTCACCAGCGACAACCATGTCGAACTTCGTTTTGTTGATCCGGGTTTGCATCCGAATCACCGACGTCGACAACTCCGGGTGCGGTTCACCCTTCGCGTCCGGCTTGCACAGGAACTCGACCACCGGGACCCGACCCAACGGGTTCACCCCACCAGGCAACTCCGGGTCCACATCCCAATCCGTCGACGCCTGCGGGGCACCCGTACGAGACGCCGTCCGATACCACGACTGGACCAGCCCGGGGGTCCACACGGTCACGAAGTCGTACCCGTCCTCGTTGTACCACTTCAACGCTGCGAGACGCTCATACGTGGACCCGGGGGCGTATGCGACGATCACCTGGTCGGCGTCCTCCACCGTCACCGACACCCCGGTATCGGTCGGCCACACCAACGCCGCCGACCGGCCCACCTTCAACGCTTCCTCATGGGCGACACGGCAACGGGCGTTCAACTTGTTCGCCGTCCACACCCGACGCCACAACTCGAGGTCCTCGTCACCGTTCTCCGACAGGCGAACACCCTTCGGTGTCAGCTTCGACGTCGGCGCGTCGACCACCAGACCGCACAGGTTCGTGATCGACATCTCCGCCAGGCGCCGATACTTCTCCGTCACCTGGTTCGGGGCGGTCGGCATCGGGTGATCCCCGTCGTACATGCGTCGCAGGAACCCGTTCCGATCGATCCGGGCTGCCAGCTTCGGCAACAAGTAGTCGCGCCACTCCTCAACGCTTCGGGCCACTACTCACCGCCTTCTCAGAACGAGTACACGCGCGCCAACTTGGGAGGCCCGGGGTCAACTTGGACAGGGAGCAACGCCCGCGCCACCGTGGCGGCAACAAGCGGTGAAATCGGCACAGTCGCGTTACGAATGTCCCACGACCACGCATCCCCATACGTGCGTGCAGCAGCGTCACGAGCCGCGGCGTCCAACGGGCCGGAACCGTGGAACCACCGCAAACGCCCCTCGACGACGTCGGTGAAGAACGCACCGCACGCCTGCCGGTAAGCGACCATCGACAACTGCTCGAGCGGAACCGTCAACCCGGCCTCGGACAAGGCCAACATGACCGGCCCCAACTGCGA